ATACTAACTAAACCAAAACACCTCTCAAAACCTCTAAATATGGCTTTAAAAAGGCAAACAAAAAGAGTTAGGATTGGCTAACTCTTATTGCTAGAGTACTAGGATTATTCAAAAGTATTGGAGGACTAGAGAATATGTACTCTATAAATTAATGGTATATCTTGAGACTATTCAACACTTGAAATATTTATCAAATATGAAAGGATTTACGATTATCTCATACCACCTAAATTATATCATAGATTTAATTAATAATTCAAGTATTTATTCATTTCTTGCATAAATATATTTTTAACTGTTTGATTTTCAAAACATAAACGAGCTAATCTGTAATGGTTTATTATTTGTTTAAACCAGAAATTAGAACGTACTTTTGCAAAAATTGTACTTTCATTATGATCTGTTTCATTAATAGCAAACTTGATAGGACAATTCGGATCTATATCATTAGAGATATACATTAATTGATTTTTAAAATCTCTCCAGATACCATATTGTTTACCATTAACATATAAGATAAAATAAAACTTAGCGTTTTTATCTTTCTTACGTATAAATGCTTTACTATCTGTTAAGAACTCATTATCAATAGCATATTTACCATATTTAGTACCATCAATTAATTTACCAAAACGTGAAGCTTTTTTAACTTCTCTATATTTTTCATTTTTAATATATTCAACAGCTATTGTACCATCCTTAAATAGTTTAATATCTGTATTATATGGTAGAGTTAAATCAAAGTAAGACATTAGAGGAGAAGTACTAGAAATAGCGTTACCTAAACAATATACTCTTATATCTCTTAATCTTCCAATAGTTTCAATTATATCTAATATTATTTCTGGCTCATTTCTTAAATAATGCTGTGTACTACCTTCTTTAAGCTGAAACTCATCATAAATAATAGTATCAACGTTTTCATAAGAAGATGATTTTAAACTATCAGCTCCAGATAAAGGAATAGCATATCCACATATTTTATTATCAATATATAATTTACGTACTTTTTTACTTTTAGATATTTTAAATGTAGAATTAGGGAACTCACTTCTTATTTGCTCAAAGAACTTATTATCATTAGTATTACCAACAGAAGCTTCTAAGTCAGTTTCATATCTTCTAATATATGCGAATTGTTTACCTTTATTTAGAAATCGCTTAACAGCATATACTTTAAAATTATATGTTTTACCAACTCCACGTTCACCAATAATTAAATTAAGTAAAGCATTAAAGCTTATAATTCGTTCTGGACTATAAAATATACTTTTATCCATTTATTATTCACCACCTATAAAAGAAGAGCCAGATCATACATATACTAAAATACTATACCACTAGACAAAGTTTACTACCAGCTCTTCACTGTGGTGATGTAATAAACTTTATTTTAGTTTAAATATGTAAGTCCAGCTCTTAAAGATAAGAGTATCTAGTGATTTACCAGATACAATATTATTATACACTTTACACTTAAATGTGTCAAATTACGCAAAAATGATTAAAAAGTTTTGACTATGCTATTTAATAGTAGTAAACTAAAATCAGAAAGAGGAGGAATTAGAGATGGAAGAGGAAATAACAATTTGGTTTCATAAAGAGAATTATATGTGTACTTTAAAAACAAATACAACAGTTTATTTTAAATCACTTAAAGAACAATTAGATATTGCTTTTTATGATACGCTAACATCTACATTATATTTTAATAGTTTATATGATGGGAGGTTTAAAAAAGCTAGAAAGCAAATAATAAAAGATTTTAAACCAGATATAATAAGTAGCTATTTAGATTTAATATGAAAGATTTAATTATTGAAAAGCAAAAGTTATGCAAGAAGTCAATTATATTAAGAAGTGCTAAGTTTGATACTAATATTAAAAGAGAAGATGTATCAAGATTAATTGAAGAACAAGATAAAGTTTATAAACATTATAAGTTTTATGATGAATATTTAAAAGCAATAAATAAAGAAAAGAGGAGTAAAAAATGAAAATGTATATTTTAAAAATTGGAGATTATTATTTAGAAGAATACGAAGTAGAAGAAATATATGATACTGAAATAGATATATTTAAATGGAACTTAAAAGATTTTAAAATAGGTAAGGAGTTTAGAAAGTTATTTTTTGATTTTGAACTTGCTGAAGATATAAGAAAATTAATTTATATAGAAACTGGACTTAATTTAGAAATAAAAAGATTTAGGCCTGGAGAAGAAATTGATATTGAGGAGGATTTATAAAATGGAACATCAATTTAGAATAGAATTATTTATAACAGCTTTATTTATTACACTAGGAGTACTTGCTATTATATATGTAGGTTTTGGAGGATTAAAAGAAGCTATATTTACTTCTGTAGTATTGCTTGAGATACCAGCTTCATATATTGGAAGTAAAATATGTAGAAAATTCTTTTATTCTTTATTAAGAGGTAGAGCTGAATATGAAGATTAATAAAATATATTTAGATAAGTTTAAAAGATTTAGTTATGGTTATATGTTTATGGTAAAAAGAGGAGTATTTTTACTATTTGATAAAGAAACTCTAGAATATAAAGGAGTATTTAACATGATACCATATAAAGAAGATAAGGATCTGGAAGAAGTTATTGATAAATTAGTAGCTTTAGATTATTTGGAGGTATAATGAAGAAACTAAAGATAGAACAAATAGAACTTGATAATGGAAAAATAATATATACAATACATTTTAAAAGTCATACAGAAGAACAACAACAAGCAGAAGAATATTTAAAATTTATAAATGCTATAGAAATATGTACAACGTATTTAGATAATGGAAAAGGTTATATTGATTATTATTTGGAGGTTTAATATGAAAGAAGAAAATGAAAGATTAGAAAGTACTATTGAATTAGCTGAAAGTGTTTTAGAATTATTAACAGAAAATATGAAACTACATATTAAAATTAATAAAGCAATAGAATATATAAAAGAACAAGATATAGATTTGTTTTGTGCAGTAGATGGTAGAAAACTTTTAGAAATATTAGGAGAAGAAAATGAGTGAAGAAGAAAAGAAAAAACTTGTATTAGACAATATATCAAAAGAGGCACTAGTAGATAGAGTTATGTTCTTTTTTGAAAGAGAAAAATATTATAGAGAAAGAACTTATGATTTAGAAAACATAATATATAAAGCAATAGATTATATAAATAAAAATTGTATATTAAGTGATGAGTGGACTGATTTAGATTTTTGCAATTTTATACCGGCAGGCAAAATAACATATAAACAATTAGCATCTAAAAAAATAAAAAAACTTTTAGCAATATTAGGAGATAGAGAAAATGGGTAAAAGTAAATACTTTGCTTTATATGAAGGTGATGATCTGATAACAGTAGGAACATATCAAGAATTAGCTACCTATTTAGGAGTAGGAGTAGATACTGTGAGATTTTATACTAAGCCTACATATAAAAAGAGAGTAAAAAATAGTAGATATGAAATAGTAGAATTAGAAGATGAAATAGATGAGGGGGTTAAAATGGAAGTAGTAGATAAAGAATTAATTAGATTTATTGAAAAAGATAAGCAAAAAAGATGGCTTGATTTATTTATGATACTTACTGAATTAAATAAAAAAGAGGATATAATTTCATTTACTTATGATAAAAACTACATAACTATTAAGACTGGAGTAAATGATTATTATAGAATACATCTAAAAAGTAAGGAGGTGAATTAATGGTAAAGTTAACACTTGAGATTAATGATACTAATGGTGAGGTAAATATTAAATTAGTAAATCCAACAAAAAAGCAAGTAGAAAATGCTACTGAAAACGAAAAATTAATAGCTCAAAAGTTTAAAGAATTATTTGATACTAAACTAATTGAACTATTAACAGAAGAAAAATAAAGATAAGATTAAAAAAGAAAGAGGTAAAAAATTATGAAATATGTAAAAAATGAAGAAAATAAAAAGGAAAAGTTTGATTTACAAGAGTGTTTTACATTATGGTTAAACACTTCTAAAGAAGGAAATAAATATCTATCTGGATATGATTTCAATAAAAATAGAATTATAGGATTTTACAATAAAAAAGCAAACGACAAACAACCATCTATTAGATTATTTGGAGTAGATGATGAAGGAAAGACTACTAAAGAAGAAATTATTACTTTATGGGATACTACATTTAAAACTTCTGGAAAAGCTGGTCTTTCTGGATACACTAACGAAAAAGAAGGTATTATAGCTTTTTATGGAGATGAAAACGATACTAAACATCCATATATAAGAGGATACTTTACAAAAGATAATAAATAAAAAACTAACTAAAAATTATAAAAGGGGCGTTATTAATTCTTATGGAATAATACGCCCTTTTTATTTATAATATAATTAGGAGGTGATAAAAAATGGCTTATAAAATTAGTAAAAGTAGTGAAGCTGAACTTAGAAGAGCAATTAATAATTTTAATGCTAAAGTAAGGAGACTTGAGAATGTAGATAGAGAAATTGATATACCAGAAAAAGCAAACATTACAGCAATAAAAGAAAGAGTTTCTAATAAGTGGGATTTAAACAGAGAAATAGATAAACTTGAAAGATTTACACAACGTAATGCTGAAGAATTAATACAGAATAAATCTGGAGTAGTTTTATCTAGATGGGAATATGAAAATCTACAAAGAGAACAAAAAAGACTAAATGCAAGATTATTAAGAGAAATAGATAGATATGGTAAAATAACTCCTACAGAGTTTGGTGCTAAACAGTCAGCTACTTATGCTCAAATGGGAGATGAAAAATTATCTAATTTAAAAGCAAGACAAAAAGCAATAGCAAGTAAAAGGATTGGTAAAGCAAGTAAGGAACAATTAAAAAGTCTAGAAACTTTACTAAACAAAACAGCTGCTAATTATAGAAAAGATAAAGAGATATTTTACAATAATTATTTAGATGGAACATTATTAAATCTAGGTTATTATGTAGGATATGATGAAGAAAAACTAAACTACATAAAAGAAAAATTAAACGAATTAACACCAGATCAATTTATCAAAGCTTTTAATACAGATGTTTCACTAAAAGATATACAAGATAGATACGTACTATCACATGAAGATGGCATAACACCAGAAATACTTGAAAGTGATGTAACTCCAGTTTTGGATGAGTTATATAAGAATATAGATACAATAGTAGCAAGTTATAAGTGAAAAAGTTTACAGCTGATTTTGAAACTAATGTAAACGAGCAAGACTGTAGAGTATGGGCTTTTGCTGTTTGTGAGATAGGAAATCCAGAACATTTTGTATATGGAAATAGTATTGAAAAGTTTATTGAGTGGTGCGCTAATAAAAGATACAATTACACAGTATATTTTCACAATCTAAAGTTTGATGGCGAATATATATTTAACTATTTATTAAAAAATGGTTATGAATTAATAACTGATAAAAAATATAAAAGAGATAAAACATTTACTTGTTTAATAAGTGGTATGGGACAATTTTATTCTATTGAGATATTTTTCACAGTAGGAAATCATAGAGTTAATAAGGTTACTATTTACGATTCATTAAAGATTCTTAATATGAGTGTAGATGTAATAGCTAAACAATTTGATTTACCTATTAGAAAACTAGAAATAGATTATAAAGAGTTTAGAGAAGTAGGACATGAACTAACTCTAGAAGAAGTAGATTACATACGTAATGATGTAGAGATTATGGCTAGAGCTTTAAAGATTATGTTTGATTTAGGACTAACTAAAATGACTATTGGAAGTAATGCTCTTCATAACTATAAAGAAACAATAGATAATTTTAAAAGATACTATCCAGAACTACCACTTGAATTAGACCAGGACATGAGAAAAAGTTATAAAGGTGGATTTACATATTTAAATCCATTATATAAAGAAAAAGAGGTGGTAAAGGGAATTGTACTTGATGTCAATTCTCTCCGGTATATCCATCAGTAATGAAAAATGCTTATTTACCTTTTGGAAAACCTATTTATTTTACTGGTAAATATGAATACAGCTTTATTTATCCTTTATATATTCAAAGAATATCTTGTAGTTTTGAATTAAAAGAAGGAAAAATACCAACTATACAACTTAAAAACAATCCTTCATATAATCCAACTGAATATTTAACTACTAGTAATGGAGATATTATTACTCTTACACTTACTAATGTAGATTTAAAATTATTTCTAGAAAATTATAATGTAGAATATTTAACTTATGATGGTGGGTGGAAGTTTAAACAAACTAGAGGTTTATTTGATAAATATATAACGATCTGGAGTAATAATAAAATAAATGCTAAAAAAGAAGGTAATAAAGCTCTTTATATGGTAAGTAAATTAATGTTAAATAGTTTATATGGTAAGTTTGCTAAAAATCCGTATAATAGAAGCAAATATCCATATATTAATGAAAGTGGGGAAGTTTCTTATCATTTAGGAGATGTAGAAGAAGGAAAAGGTTTATACATACCTATAGGAGCATTTATTACTTCTTATGCTAGAGAAAAGACAATTAGAACTAGTCAAGCTATAAGAGATTATACTTTAAAGAAATACGGAAAAGACTTCTATATTTATTCTGATACTGATAGCATACACATGCTAGAGTTACCAGAAGAAGAATTAAAATCTTTTGTAGATATAGATGATTATATTCTAGGATATTGGAAACTTGAAAGTAGATTTAAAAGAGGTAAGTTTATAAGGCAAAAATGTTATATTGAACAAGATTATGAAGATAAAATAAATGTAACTGTAGCTGGTTTACCTAAACGTTTAGGTAAATATGTTACGTTTGATAATTTTAAAGTAGGATTTAGTTTACTAGCTAATGATGAAACAATAGACCATAAACTAACATATAAACATGTAGATGGTGGAGTTATGCTAGTAGAAACAGATTTTACTATTAAATAGGAGGTAGGCAAATATGTTTATTTTAGGCTTAATTATAGGTTTACTATTTGGATTTTTTATAGGAAGTATTTATTATGCTTTTATATTAGATGAAGTAGTAAACGCCTTAAATGAGGTAAAAGATGAAAAAAGGGAAAATTAAAAAGAAGTATTTTACTAATAATGATGAGTACTTTTACTTTTTAGAAAAACATAAAGATGAAATTAAAGTAATAAGAATAGAAAACACTTACAACTTTAAAATAAAAGTAACGTATGTTATAATAAAATAAAGGAGGAGTGATACTATGGAAGAAATGATTAATATTATAGTTAACAATGGAGTAGCTGTTGCTTGTGTACTTTACTTTATGCACTTTAACTCAACTACTTTAAAACAATTAACTGATACAGTAACTAAAGTAAATGAAAGTTTAATACTATTTAATGAAAGACTAGAAAATATGGAAAATAATATAAATACTTTATTAAATAAAAGTAAGAAAACTAAAAAGGAGTGATCTGTATGTTATCAATAAAAGAAAGACAAGAGAAACTTAAATATTTAGGATTTTATACTGGAGCTATTGATGGAATTGAAGGAGTAAAAACTAAAAGAGCATATAAAGAACTACAAGATAAATACTTTTTTAGAAAACAAGATAAAGATGGCAAATATGGAAATAATACTGAAAAGTTATTAATAAGTGCTTATAATGTTAAAAAATATACTAAAAACTTTGACATTAAAAAGGATAAATTATATTGTAGATGTAAAGGTAAATATTGTACTGGTTATCCAGCTATAATTAATGCTGATATGTTAAAAAACTTACAAGCAATAAGAAATAAATATGGAAGTACAACTATTACTAGTATGTTAAGATGTAAAGAGTGGAATAAAAAAATAGGTGGAAGTACTAACTCTAGACATTTAAAAGGTAAAGCTGTAGATTTTAAAAACTTAAAATCTTTAACACTTGCTAAAAGAAAACTACAAATTAATTATTGGATGAGTTTAGATAATTCTAGATATTCTTATTGTAATGGATATTATAAAAGTACTTCAAAAAGTGGTAAGAAAACAGCTAAAGGTATGGGAACTAGCATACATGGAGATATAAAATAATGGCGACTTTTGTACCACGTAAAACTAGACCAGCTAACGATAATTTATATTACATTAAAACTACAAAGGGAGGTTATAATAAATGTATCCAGGTACAGGCTGATGGTAGAGTTTTACCTAACTGTACTGGGTACGCCCGGCGTGGGGAAGATTTATAGAGTGTCAAACTAACGTACATAATTGCAATTTATCACGTATGAACGCAGAGTTATGGTATCCGTACACAGCTGATGGTTATCAAAGAGGACGTACTCCAAAACTAGGAGCTGTTATATGTTGGCACTCTACACGAAGCGGAGGACATGTTGCTATTGTAGAAGAAATAAAACCTAATGGAGATATAATTACTTCTAATAGTGCTTGGAGTGGTAGTTATTTTTATATGAAAACTCTATCACCTAGAAATAATTACTATATGGGAAGCTCTTATACATTTCAAGGTTTTATATATAATCCTACAAGTTTTGAACCAACACCACCAGAACCACCAACACCAGGACAAGAAAAAACAAAAAGATTTCCATGGGTATTATATGCTAGGAAATTAAGAAATAATAGAAATTGACATAAAATAAAATATATACTATAATAAAGGAGGAATTAAAAGTATATGAAAGAAGATATATTAAAAGGTATAACTTCAAGTATAAGTGAAAAATTAGGGGAGGAAAACTCAAGTATTATTGCTGATGATATTGGCAAGTTAATAACAGCTAATACACAGACTATAGAAACTATAGAAAGTTTAAATAAAAGAATAAATACTCTAGAAGAAACTAATCAAAAGTTAATTCAAGCTAATGGTTCACTTTTACAACAAATCCCAGCTGTGGCTGATTATGAAAAGCACCAAACAGCACCAGAAGAGGAAGAGAAGAAAACTTTTAATTTTAAAACTATGTTTGATAAACATGGTAATTTTAGAAAAGATTTATAAGAAAGGAAGATGATAATATGAACAATGCTTTAAAAACAAGTTTAAATGCTTTAAGAGAAATCTCTAGTGAGATTTATCATAAGTATGTACCTATTATTGATGATACAACTGATATTTCAGCTTTCGCTAATCCTATTTTAGATGTACCAGTAGTAATGAACGAATTCTGTGATGTACTTGTTAATAAATTAGTATATTCTCAATTTGAAAGCTTTACATTTAACAATCCTTTAAGAGTACTTGAAGGAGAAAGTATCCCACTTGGTTATGCTGGAGAACATGTATATGTAAACCCAGCTAAAGGTAGAGGATTTAATGTAAATGATTTTGCTGGTTTATTATTTAAATATGAAGCTGATGTAAAAGTAGAATATCATACAGTTAATAGTGATTTACAATATCCAGTAACTATCTCAAGACAACAATTAAAGAAAGCTATGACTTCTTGGGATAATCTAGCTGAATTTATTACAAGTTTATCTAATTCATTATATAATGGATGTTATGTGGACGAGTTTAGGTTTACTAAAAATATAATTAGTGGTGCTTATAAAGAAAATAGAGGAGTTATAGAAACTATCACAGCTGTATCTAATGAAGCTACAGCTAAAGCTTTTGTAGAAAAAGCAAGAGAATTATTCTTAAACTTCCAATTACCAAGTACAAAATACAATGCATGGGCTAAAAATGGAGGAGAAGGAAAACCTATCACAACATGGACTAGACCAGAAGATATTGTACTTATCATAAGAAACGATATAAGAGCTAAAATTGATGTACAAAGTCTTGCTAGTGCTTTCAATTTATCTTATGCTGATTTTATGGGTAATGTAATTACTGTAGATGATTTCGATAGTTATGATGATGATGGAAACAAAGTATTTGATGGATCTGCTATCGTTGGTATGATAGCTGATAAATCTTGGTTTAAAATTAAAACTCAAGATATGTACATGGAATCTTTTGTAAATCCAAACAACAGAACTATTCAATACTACTTAAATGTAATTCGTATGTACAATATGAGCTTATTTGCTAATGGAGTAATTTTTGCAACAGCTCAACCAACAGTACCAGCTACTGAAGTAACATTCGTTGAAGATGGTGGCTCAATTCTTGCTGGAGAAAAATTAACTTTAAATGTTAAAACTAAACCAGCAACAGCTAATCCAGCTTTAACTTATAGTACTTCAAGTCAATCTATTGCTACTGTAAGTGGTGATGGTAAGAAAGTAGTAGTTACTGGAGTAGGAGCTGGAACAGCTACTATTACTGTAAGTGATGGAACTCATACAGATACAGCTAGTGTAGAAGTAAGTACTGAAGCTTAATTACAATGTTCTAAATATCCTAAAGGGAGGGAAAAATATTTATCTAACTGAAGTAAATATAAATCCCTTCCTTTTTTAAATAATAAAAGGAGGTAAAAAATATGAGTGCAATAACACCTCAAACTGAATTAAGATTATTAAAGTGTCCTATTGAAAGTGATAATAGAAATCAATTAACATTTGCAAATGAAACAGTTCAATATAATTATTTTAATAGTTTACCTAAATTAGAAGTAGATAATTTTACATATCAAAGAAAAGATAGTGTTATACGTTATCCAGCTCATATAGATACAATTCTTACATATAATTATGTTATGTATCAAAATGAAGCTTATACTAATAAATGGTTTTATGCTTTTATTACTAATATGGAATACGTTAACGACAATATGACATTAATAACTATTAAAACAGATGTATATCAAACTTGGATGTTTAATATAGTATGGAAAAGAAGTTTTATTGAAAGAGAACACGTTAATGATGACACTTTAGGACTTCATACAGTACCAGAAAATGTAGAATTAGGAGCTACTAAAGTATATTCTCATTTAACAGATAGTTATAATAATTCATATTCAATAGTAACTCAAAGTACTATTCATCCAGATAATTATGAAGATATAGATAGGATACATGTATATAATGATGTACCTACTCCTGGAGTTTTTTGTAGATGGGATACAGCTTCAAGTGTTTCTCCATTAAATAGACTAGCTTCATTTTTAAATTATTTAGATAGCGCTGGTAAAAAAGACGCTTTAATAAATATGTTTATTGCTCCTCAATGGTTACTAGGCGCTCCTCAAGGTGGAAGTGGTATTGATATAGTAGAAGGCTCTACTGTACCATCTCAAACAATGGGTATTAGTAGAATATCACAACTTGATGGATATACTCCAAAAAATAAAAAGTTATTAACTTATCCATATTGTTATATAGCTCTTTCTAATGGTATAGGGCAATTTAATACATATAGACAAGAGAGATGGAGTTTAACTGATAATGAAATGAAAGTAACAATGAGAGGAGTTATTACTCCTGGATGTAGTATAAGAGCTTATCCTCAAAATTATAACGGAGATGGAGTAGGAGCTGATGAAAGTATTACTATTGGAAAGTTTCCTATTCTTGGATGGACTAGTGATGTATATACAAACTGGTTAACACAAAATGGAGTAAATCTAGGATTAAAAGGAGCTGGAGCTTTAACTGGAATAGCTGGAGGGGCTGCTATGATAATGACTGGAGCTGGCGCACCAGTAGGAGTATCTATGATCGCTGGTGGTTTAGGTATGGTAACTGATAGCTTAAAAGAAGTTTACCAACATAGCTTAGTACCAAATGCTGTAGAAGGTAGTTTAAATAGTGGTGATGTAACTAGTGCTGTAAAAGGATTAAGACTACATTGTTATAGAATGGGTATCACTCAAGAATACGCAAGAATAATTGATAATTATTTCTCAATGTATGGATATAAAGTAAATACTTTAAAAACTCCTAATATAACAGGTAGAACTAATTGGAATTATGTTAAAACTATAGGAGCTAATATTGAGGGTGATATACCAGAAAATGATATAAACGAATTAAAAACAATGTTTAACAATGGAATAACTCTATGGCATAATGCTAATACATATTTAGATTATTCTCAAAGTAATAATATTGCATAGGAGGTGATATTATGGGAAAAATAAAAGCTAAAGATTTAAGATTTTTAGATTCAGCCTTAATGAATAGTGAAACTTATTTTGATTATGTAGAAAGATTTAAAAAGATCTGTTTATCTATGTTTGAATGGGTTAATTTACCAGATAGCATGAACGCTAGATATTTAGAAGAGTGCTTATACTATAAAGGACAAGCTTCACTTTTAAAAGATGAACTTTATGGATTTATTAATACTCAATGTGCTAGTAATGGATATTTAAATATTTATGGTTTACCTACTTCATTAAATTGTTATAGTTACCAATATAATAGTATAAGAAATCTTTATACTGGATTAGATGGAACTGAAGATAAAGATTGTATACTAGTTATGAATAACTGGGAAAGAATACCAACAGCAAGTACAATAGAATTATTTTGTCAAAGACTTGCTGAAGCTGAAATGACAGCTCAAGTAAATATTAAAGCTCAAAAAACACCAGTATTAATCGTTGTAGATGAAAATCAAAGATTAATGATGGAAAACTTATATGCTCAATATGATGGAAACAAACCTTTTATATTTGGAGATAAAAATCAAGTAGGTGATGGAGTAGTAAAATCCATTAATACTGGAGCTGAGTTTATCGCTGATAAAATAATGGAATATAAAAAGCAAATATGGAACGAAGCTTTACAATTTTTAGGAATTAATACTCTTCAAACTGAAAAGAAAGAAAGATTAATTACTGATGAAGCTTCTTCTAATAATGAACTTATTAATCTAAACCTTCAAAGTATGTTAATACCTAGACAAGAAGCATGTAAACAATTTAATAAATTATTTGGTTTAGAAGGAACTGATAAAGAAATATCTGTTAGAGTAAGAAGTGATTTATTTAATGTAATAAAACAAGAAGAAAGTGTTATTACTGATTATAATAACAATGGAATAGATGATAAAATAGAGGAGGTAGAAGAAGATGTTAAATAAACAAACAACGCTATATTTGTATAGAGGAGCTTCTTCCTCAATAAATTTTGATTTTAGTAACTTTAATTTTGCAAGTGATAGTAAATGTGTATTTACTATATCAAATAAATGTAAAAAAGATAAATTACTTCAATTTGAATTTACTCAAAGTAAAATGTACACTATGATAATTAGTGATGATTTTACAGCTACTTTAAAAGATAATGCTTATATTTATAATATTATGTATATAGTGGGTAATGAAAGATATCCAGAGTGTGCTGATAGTGATATTATTGTACGTAATGTGGTAAATGCTTATGGAAATAACAATTAGTCAAAATGGAAATCAATTAATAACTATAAATAATGAAAACGTACAAGATATAAGTATTAATCAAAATGATAATCAATTACTTACAATAGAATCACCAACTACTCCAGAAATAGATATAAGTCAAAGAGAAAATCAAACTATTTATATAGATGGTGGAGGAGCTGTAATAGGTATAACAGATGTACTTGTAAATGGAATTACTGTAGTAAGTGGAAATATTGCTTATGTAACAGTGCCTACTAAAACAAGTGAACTAGAAAATAATAGTGGATTTATTACTAATGAAACAGATCCTACTGTACCAACAGTAGTAAAACAAATAACTCTTGCTGATATTAATAATTGGAATAGTAAACAAAACCAGTTAATAAGTGGAAGTACTATTAAAACTGTTAATAATGAAAGCTTGTTAGGTAGTGGCAATATCAATATAGATGGAACTATTTATACAGCTGGTGATGGAATAAGTATTGAAAATAATATAATAACTAATGAAATAACAAGTTATAATGATTTAACTGACTTACCAGATATACCAACTAAAACTAGTGATTTATTAAATGATAGTGATTATGTTAGTGAAAATGATTTATCTGAAGTAGCTTTTACTGGTAGTTATAATAGTTTAAGTGATACACCAATTATTCCAGATTCAACAAGTGAGTTAATTAATGATAGTGATTTTATTACTGGTAGTGAAGTAAGTAGTGAAATACAAACAGCTATAGCAACTAAACAAGATACTTTAGTAAGTGGTACAAACATTAAAACTATAAATAATAATTCACTTTTAGGTAGTGGTGATTTAGTTATAAGTGGTGGAAGTGCTACTGATGTACAAATTAATGGTACTTCAATTACTTCAAATGATGTTGCTAATATTATAACTGAAAGTACTTATAATGAAACAACAAACAAAATAGCTACTAAAAATGATATACCAACACAAACAAGCCAATTAACAAATAATAGTAATTTTGCTGTTACAAATGCTAATAATTATTTTAGTACTAATCAAGATATAACTGGTATATTATTAAAAAATTCAACTTCAAATTATATTAAAAGTAGAGATAACAGTGTTATTAGACAAACTAATGGTAGTAATGATACTGGTTTCCACCCTTTAACAAGTGTAAAAACTAATAATGGTGAGTGGACTAGTGGAGGTTTAAGTGGAAGTAATAATTATTATTTAATATATACTACTGATAGTGATTATTCTGGTAATATAAATAATGAAGAAATAGTAGAAATAACACCTAATAAAATATCAAATCTAATTTGTAAAGATTATTATATTATGGCTACTTTATCAAGTAATCAAACTATAAGTACTGAATACGCTCTATTGAATTTAAATACAACTGCTTCAAGTTATGGTAATAAATTTACTATAAGTAATAATAAAATAGTTATAGGAAGTGGAGTATCTAAAATAAGGATAAGTGGCATGTTATTCTGTGAAAATGTAGGAAGCTGGTTAAATTATTTATGGGTACTAGTTAGAAAAAATAATAGTACTATATCAAACTTTATACAAAGTGGAAATAAAAATTATCAAAGTATACCATTAACGCCAACCATTATTGATGTAGTTAGTGGCGATCAAATAGATATAAATATAAATAATAGTAACTATAGTACTGGATCTGTAACAGTAAGAAGTGGTTATAGTAATACTTGGTTATTAATTGAAGTAGTAGGATAATAGGAGGTGATTTTATGGCTAAATACACTATAGAATTAAGAAATATAATTGATAATTTATACTCAAGAGATGAAGTAGAAAACTGGTTTAAAGACTATTGTATTAACAATTATTTAAGACCAAATGAAGTAGAAACTATTTTAAGTGCTAATATATGGAGTAAAGATAGATTAGCAAGTAAAATAGTAGACCATTATTATATGAGAGAAATAGGATACGAAACAGTAGCTTTATTTAAACATTATGCTAAAGTTTATATGAGAGAAATAATGGAAAGATACTTACCATTAATTTATAGTAATAGTATTGAATATAATCCTTTAGTAAATGTTGATTATGAAGAACAATTTACAAGAAATATTACTGGAAGTGGTGAAAGCGAAAGTACTAGTAATAATAGTGCTTCTGGTTTATCAGTTAATAGTGATACACCTCAAGGACAAATAACAAAAGCAAATATACTTGCTGGAAATTATGCTAGTAATACTGGAGCTAGTGAAACTGAAAGCGAAATAAGTGATTCATCTAGTAATAGTAATACAACTGATGAAACTTATTCTAAAAAAGTAAAAGGAAATTCTGGAGTAAGTGCAACAGCTCAAAAAATGATACAACAATATAGAGAAAATATTATAGCAATAGATGAACAAATAATTAAAGAACTTGATAAGTTATTTATGGGTTTATATTAATAAGGAGAGTGATAATATGAATAATGAAATAAAAACAATTAGTCCATTTAGAAACTTTTGTATAACAATAGGAGCTTTACCTACTTCCTATTTAGAAAGTATGAGTTATTATGAGATGTTATGCTGGTTATGTAAATATTTAGAAAATACTGTGAATCCAGCAATTAATCAAAATGCTGAAGCTTTAAAAGAACTTCAAGAATATGTAGCAAATTATTTTGATAATTTAGATATACAAGAAGAAATAAATAATAAGTTAGATGATATGGCTGAAAGTGGAACACTAGCTGATATTATTAATGTAGAAATGATAGGAAGTTTAAGTAACTTAACTACAACTGATAAAACAGATCTAGTAAGTGCTATTAATGAAGTTAAAGGAAATATTAATAATTTTAATTTAACTATTTATAATACATTATCAGCAACTACAAGCGCTGGACATATTGAATTTAATAACTTAAAAATAGCAAAAAATACAAGTGGAAGTCTATTTAAATTATATGGTAGTATAGAAGTTAATCAACTTAATAACGTAACTAATCCATTAAAAATTACTCTATTAAATAGTGGTATTACAACTGATAGCCCTTATACTGTTAATTGTTTAGGTATATACAATTTCAATATTGGAAGTAATATCCACTCAATACCAACTGAATGTGGAGTATTAATTAAAAATAATGAAATAGAAATAAGTCTTAACTTTGATGAAAACTTTGATACAGTAAGAATTATGCTATTCCCTTGCTTATTATTTAACACTAACTTTGGTGATTAATAAAAGTAAATCAGAAAGAGCTATGCAACATGGCTCTTTTTGTTTGCTTTTTTAAAGCCATTTTTAGAGGTTTTGAGAGGT